GGTTACCCCAATCCAGCCACTTGACGAATTCACCAGTCATCACGGACTGCGGCACGGTGTTGCCTGCGGTAGCGGCCGTACCGACGGTCAGGGTGGTACGAAGTTCCATTGCGCCCGAGCCCTCGCGGCCACGGGTGGCAAAGAAACGCGCCAGTTCAGCATCGTTTCCGCCGCCGCGATTCTCGGGACGGGCGACGATCTGGTTGGACTTTGACTTCAATGCGTCGAGGCGGCCGCGCACGGCCATCCCTTCAAGCTGCGCATCGATGCCGCGGATTTCCTCTTCCGCCAGGTCGAACGCACGGACAGCTTCCGGCGTGGCGGTAGTGGCGTGTTCTTCACATGCAGCAACGAGCTGCGCGCGCTTCTGTTCCAGAGTTTCACGATTCATCGCTTCAAATCTCCCAACCGCAGCCGTAGAAAACGCCCCACCAGGGCGTTCTGTTGTGCGAAGCTCCGGACGCTGGCTGCGGTCGTCGCGTAGGCCGGGCTATGAACTAGGGACACTTCAAACAGACGCGCACGGGTCACAAATCGTTTCCCGTCTCGCCATTCGTCTTCATCGGCCATAAAGCCGAAGCTCATGTTTTGGTAGATGCCGTCACGCAGCAGGACGCGCATGTCCTGGCCGTCGCGCGTGTCAGGCAGGCGCGCTGCGAACCGCACACCTTCGTCCGTTTCTTCCAGGGACAGAGTGCTGCTGCGGGTGTCAGCGAGAACGCGCCCGCCGTCGTGTTCCACCAGCAGCGATACGTTCCGCGATCCCAGATCCGCCGAGAACGCGCCGCGCTGGATCTGCTCAATGAAAGGCAGCGGTTCACTGTCGGCCCCGTAGGGGATCGCCAGCCCAGACACCGTGCTGCCCTGAACATCGGCGCGGATGGCGTAACTGCGGCGTTCAGTCTGCATCAGGCGACTCGCTTTCCTCATCTTCCCGGTCTGCATCCGCTTCGGCCTGCCCAGCAGTGGTGTCCAGGCGGACGCGCAGCTGGTCGGCGGTCGCATCAGCCACCGGGGGCATGCCGATGAACCAGCGGGCATCGTTCGGGGTCAGGATTCCGGACTCCACCAGCTTCGTCAGTTCCTTCGCGGTGTCTTTCATCGTGCCGCGCAGCAGTTCCTGCAAATCGTGTTCGATGCGGTAGCCAGGGAACAGCTTCATTTGCAGTTCAGCTTCGATTCGGCGCGCCCAGGGGCGCAGCGTCTGATCCACCAGGGCGCGCTGAGCGTCAAGGGTGATCTGGGTGCCTGCTTCGCTTGCCGCTAGGAATGACAGCGGGACGTTCAGCGCACGGGCGATCTCGCCCATCGCCGCCGTCCTGGCCGCGGTCAGGGCAGCAAGATCGTCCGTTCCGCTCACGCCCTCGATGCTGCCGCCGCCGTCGATGATGAGCGGCTCGCCGCTGCCGCCTGCTCGGGCATGCTTCGCCTTCCAGCTAGCCAGAATCGATTGCTTCGCCGTCTCGCTGATCGGGGTCGGGAATTTGAAGCTGAGCCGCCGGCTGGTCCCGGTCTTCGCCATCACCGATGCCCACGCATCGAGGTTTGCGACCAGTTCCAGCTGCATCGCGCACTTGTCCAGTGGGCTTTCACCGATCATCGCCCACCGCGAATAGCCAGACTTGACGTGCAGCAGATCGCTGCTGGCGATCGGTTGGCCGTCCAACAGGTAGCGATACGGGTCGGCAGACCAGTCGATGGTCACCCGGCCACGGTCGATCGGCAGCAGTTCAGCCACCTCGCCGCTGTAAGTACGGGCCAGATAGACGTATGCGTTCCCCTGGGTAAACGCCTCAGTGATCATCCAGCGGCGCAAATCCCAGCCGTTGATCATTTCAGTAGCGCGACCAGTGAACAGGCTGAGCGCGGCGGGCTTCACCTCAGTATCGGCACTGTCATAGGCGCACAGGCTGACGCTAGCCAGCATGCTGCCCACGCCCTCGATGGCGCGCTGAACACCCGGAATGGATTCGATCGAGCTGGCGGACGAATCCACCAGCATCGAGGCATCAAACCCACCGATGAAGTATCGGCGCAGCGAGGATAGGAGTCCCATCGCCTGCCTAATTCTGAGTGTGGTCCTATTCTGTCAATAGGTAACTGCGCCAAATTTTGGCACTTTGCGGAAATTCTTCGCCCGTCCGCTAGGTGCCGGACGCTGTTAGATCGTGATGATGCCGCTCGGGGCCGTCCACTGCTGCGCCCGGCCACGCAGTTCATACAGGCGCGCCGCGTTCAACGCCGCCACTACTGCATCGATGTTTTGAGTCGATTTCCCCTTCACTGGCCGCTGGCCGCCGTTGTTGTCGGTCCACAGCACGGCATTTTGCAGCTGGTGAATTAGCACCGGGTCATCGTGGTAGCGCAAATTCCGCCCGTTCAGCAGCACTTTGAACGTCGCCCAGGCGGGCGCAGCCTCGCGCTGGGCCTGCGAACGGGCTTCAACCGTCAGCCCCAGACGTTCAATCAGGACGGAACGAACCCAATGGTGGGTCCATCCAACCTCATCAATCCCAACAGTTTCAAGCTGTAGCGTTTCCTTCAGTACTCTTAGTCGGGCTTCCACCGCCTGAAAATCGATGACATCGCCGCCGGAATGCTCCACCAGCCCGCTCTGAACCCAGTCATACAGCCAGGGCCGCTCGGCGCGCATCTGGTCCAGATTGCCCGCACAGAATGACCAGGTACGCAGCAGGCCGAATTCCCCGGCATCAACAACCACCGCGATGCTCGTAAGGTCAGCAATGCCGGAATGCACCACCCCTAGGGACAGGTCCACGAACGCCCAGGCGCGCCGCCCGCGCATGTCCTCCAGGGACCAGTCGAACCGCTGGCGGTCCAGAATCGCCTTGTCCAAACCCACTTGCATCAGGCCACCGCCAGGAAGATTCAGGTACTGAGTCCTGAAATCCTCGATCTGGCTAGCCTGATCACCGAGCGTGGCGACTAGCCCCACAAGGGTGCTTTCCGTGATGTTGCCATCGATCCACAACTGCGGATTCGCCTTCCGCCACTGCGCTTTATCACGGATGTCACATCCGGGGTCCGCCGCCCAGTGATGCACCGCCCAGTCCTCGCGCAGCCCGGCACCCACCAGTGATTCCTCAGCCGTCCGCCGCCAGTGCGCCCAGGGCAGGCTGGTATCGCCGTCCGCGGTCGTGGTCATCAGCATCTGCCCGTGCGGCAGCTTCGCGCTGGCCGTGATCAGGCGCGACAGGAACGTTCCGGGCAAACGCGCCGCCTCATCCGCCAGGACAAGATCCGGGGTCCAGCCGTCCGCCCGTTTCGGGTGGGTGGCGATGATGACCAGTTTGGACTGACCGTGGTTGATGCCCGGCTGGTTGTTGTTGTTCACCTGCTTCCACCGGGTGTGCTTGCCATCCGCGGGGTGGTGGAAGCCTGCCAAAACATCGGATGCCATTCGGGCCTGCTGAAGCCCCGTAGCCGCGCTCAGGACCAACCGCGTCTGCTCGGGCTCACGCATGACCCATCCAGCCAGCAGGGCCGCCAGCGTGGTCTTCCCGTGGCCGCGGGGGACGCTGAAACTCACGATCCGGCAGGGGTCGGGTCGGCAGATAGTGTCAGCGACCACGGGCCACCAGTATGGGTAACACTCGATCGACTCGGGCAGTTGCGCCGCGAACGCATCAGCGATATCTTCCCTGTAGCCCCCGGCGCGCGCCCGATTGGCGAACGCGACCAGGCTGGCCGCAGTGACAGCCGACACCTCGCCGCTGTCCGCGACTCGCTCACACCAGGCGATCGAATCCTTGAACCTCACGGAAATCCGGGGTGGGTAGGGAGATTCCGAGGGTCGTTGGCGGTGGCCCCTAGGTGGGTACCCACCCCCCCTATGCCGGGGGGTATGTGTTTTCTGTGCCTAGACTTATGACATTCACGACACAGGAAAACCACGTTTGTCGGGTCCAATTCCCGTGATGGATCGACCGAAACAGGGACAATGTGGTGTGCTTCTAGGTTGTCCGAAACAATCCTGCAATCCCTGCACCTGAAGACACCGTGCGCCAACCGCAGCTGCTCACGCAATCGGTGCCAGGATCCTGGCCGTTTGTGCTTCAGGGTCGGTTCACTTGCTCTGGGCAGTACAGGATCCCACTTCCTAGGTAGTCCCATTCGCCTTCCCCAATCCATCAATGAACGATGGCATGCTGTCCAGGCGCAGCACGATCAGCCATTCGCAATCATCTGCCCGCATCAGCAGTGCAGCCTGTCTGCCATCTAGGGCAGCGTCTAGTTCTGCCTTCTGAAACAGGCTTTCCACGGTCAGCCTGGCGTAACGCTTTACTTCCCAGTTCCAGCCATCGAGGCTGGTATCCAGGTCGCTTGCGCCATCGACCCCATTCCG